TGCGACTGATGCCGAGCGTGATGCTGATTTCGTTGGCCATGTTGATCCTTAGACTGTCGTCACGCCGGGAAGGACGGCGAACGGCTTGACCTTGTAGATTCGATGATCGCCATAGACGGCGGTCGCTGGCGTCGGGTCGAGTAGCTCAACGCCGCTGCCGTCCAGTGGCACAGGAGCGACCGGGTATTCTTGCTCGCCCGCGTCGTTCGTCATGGTGATAAGTTCACGTTCCGTCGCGTTGTATTTGCGGCGGAATCCAGCGTCCAACGGCTTCGCGTGCCAGCCATCCGCCCGGAAGTGCAAGTGATACATCACCACTCGATAGCCGGTCCCGTTCCGCACCTTGCGAGTGCTGATCTTGAGCTTCTGAATCTTCGCCTGCCCGATTTCAACGGGGATGCCGTCGATGACAAACGCTTCTTCGTTGACCGCGTCGGGATAGGTCAGAACCCATGCGGGGACTGAATCGACGTTCGCCGTAACCTCGCAATACCAGCGGGAATCATCCTTCATCACCGGCGGGTCGTACGGATCGCCCGCAGAGTTCAGGACCGCTTCCCCGTCCTCGTCGATCACAACCGGCTCTTGGAATTGCTCGGTGTCCCAGTTGACTTCCGGCGGTTCGGCAAGCGGATCTTCTGTGATTTCCTTTTTGCTGCTGTAGGATGCGACCGCCGTAAAGCCTGTTTTCGGCTCGGTCATTGTGCATGTCAGATTCGTACACCAGCAATCGGGAATTGCCGGATGCAATCGGCCAATGGCTGGGAGCGTCGAATCAGACCCAACGAGATATGAGGTTTCTCCGGCGTTCGCGACCAGTTTCCATGTGATCGTTGCCGAGAAGATTCCGTTGCCGTCTTGCGAGACTGATTCGGATTCGATTCCCTTGTTGCTGACAGCCATTTAGATGGTCTCCACAAGGACGATTTCCGGACCCCGCTTCTTCAATGACGAATCAATCGAACTGAGCAGCTTGTTCGACTTGTCCAGCCGTGCCGAGTCGCCGGACGATCCCATCGCCTGAACAATCGCTGAGTATGCTGCCGTTGACCCCATCTCCATCGCACCTGCGAACATCTTCGACGGCTTGCTGTTGCCGCCGGTTGTCGTGTCGGGGGACTCACTAGCCGCCGCAATCACCGGCCCCTCGAACGCCTTGTTCAGTTTCGGGATGAGTGCCATATTCTTTTCGATGGTCTGCCCAAGCCCGAGCGATACCGCTTCCCCGAGGTCTTTTGACTTCTTCGCAAGACTCGCTTCAAGCTGACCGATAGCCCGGTCAGGAATGTCGGGCAGTTCCTTGATCGTGTTGACGGCCCCTTCCATCAGAGGAGTCCATGCGAGCGATAAGTCTTCCGACCGACCCATGATGTAGTCGACAATGTCGGACCATGCATTCTTGATGTTGCTTCCGAGGTTGATAAAGACGGTTGCCCCGAAGTCGAATGCCGTCTGGAAAACATCCCGCCAGTTGTCGACGAACCAGCGAAGATACTCCGGCAATTCCGCCGTGAAGAAGTGCCCGACGCTCGCCCCGAAACTGACGACACCAAGCAACGCTTCGTTGAAAACGAACTCTGCTAGCGTGCCAAAATTCGACACCGTGTATTCCGCGATTGAAAATCCGGTAACGATTGTCTCGACCGCGAAGCCCATGCCGGTAGACACGAGGTCAGCAGTTCCGCCGACAGCCGTTGAGACCGCACCGAAGAACGCATTCACGGACGGGATCACTGCTGTAATCGCGTTAGTGGCAGCCGTGAAGGCCGGAGCGAGTGAGACGGCCACTCGGTCGATCAGCCCGCCAATCGTCGACGTGAGGCGAACGTAGGCATCATCAGCCTTAGCCGCTGCCTCAATGTCCTCATTGCTGAGACCGATGCCGAGCATGTCCGCTTGGCTCATCAGGTCTGCAATGCCTGCCGATCCTTGGGCGAGCAATGGAGCAAGTTCGGCCCCGCTCTTCCCGAAGATTCCGACAGCCGCCGCCGCTCTTGCAGCCGGGTCTGTGATCGACTGCATGCCGTCTGCGATGCGGGAGAACTGCTGTTCCGGCGAAAGCGTTTTCAGGTCTGCGACTGACAGCCCGACCGCCTCGAATGCCTCCGCCGCTTCCTTGCCGCCATCCTTGGCCTTGGCCGCGTTGAGCGTCATCTTCCCGAGCGAGTTGCCCAGAGTCTCGGCTGACGTGCCGGACATATCCGCCGCGAATCCGAGCGTGCGAATCGAGTCCGCACCGAATCCTGTTTGTGCCGCCTTGTCAGCGATTCCCGCCAGTTCTTCGTAACTTGACGTGAGAGCGTGAACCGATACTGCCGCCCCCGCGAACGCCGCAATCGTGCCGACAACCTTGCCGGACACGAGCGACGAAAAGGACGAGAGCGATGATTCTGCTGAACTTAACCCGCGTTTCCACGGGTCGGAATTGATCGCCAGATTTGCGACGATGTCACCGATTGCCATCTCGCCGCCCCCTGACTTTCGCTAGTGCCTCGTGATCCACTTCGATCTCATCTCGTTCGCCATCGAAGTAGTTCGCCAGTTTGCCGACAAGTTCCGCGAACTGCTCTTCCGTGATCTCGCTGGCCCATGATGCTTTGATCGATGCCGTGCTGACCGCTGATCGAAGGTCTGCCCGCCGCTCGCCGAACATGCCAAGCCGGTAAGCGGTCTGCTGCACCGCCCATTGATATGGCGTGTGTTCGTCGCGAATCTTCCACCAGTCCAACCGCCCCACGGAACGAGCAAGCTCCATCGCGAACTGAGCTTCCTCGTCCCTCCTTAGTTTTTTTCCAGCCGCTCCGGAGTCGGAACGCGGGAGTTGCTTGCGAACGCTTTGGCGAGTTCTTCGATATGGGCGGGTGTCAGTTCCGGAGGACATTCCTTGCGAGTCCGGATAGCGAGTTGCTCGTCAGTCTCGCCGTCCCGTTGAGTCATCAACCGCTGGCCGGTTTCATCCGCCAGCATCAACGCCAGCGTGATGAAGTCGTGATGCTCAGTGCCCTTGAGCAGCTTGATTCGGTCGAGTTCGCCATAGCTCAAGTCACGCAAGTAAACCGTGCCGAGGCTTTCAGTCTCGACCGGCTTCGCGGCCCGTGCCTTGATTGTCTTGAACAGACTCACGCGTCCTCCTCTTCTTCGAGTGCCTCTTGATACGCCGCCCAGTTCGGACCGGGTTTCAGCGTGCCGTCATCGTTGTATCCGACCATCACACCAGCGGCGTAAAGGTCATGATGAGCTGGAAGAATCCCTTTGTCAGCCATCTCGTATTTCAACGCGACGGCCTTGGCAACTTCGGGCGGCATGTTGACCGCCTTGGCCGTCTCTTCGTCCGCTGGCGATGCTTGGCCAGTCTGGCAAAGGAAGATGGCCTGATCGCCCTCGAACGCGGTGCCCTTTGGGTAGTACGGCACCATCACGCCCCGAACATCTCGCCAGCGAATGGACGCCTTGAGGTATTCTGGAGCCTTCTCCGGATTGCAGTCGCAGTCGAGGTTCAGTGTTGATCGCATTAGGTCGGTGCCCCGCTAGTCGAGAATGTGTAAGACGCCTTGACGCCGTCGCCAGCCGCCCCGCCCTTGGTGCCCGCAAAGCCGGTGCAAGAGTAGATCACCGACAGCGGTCCCGAGTCGGAATAGGTCGTCTTAACGTTGGTCGTCGCCCCGGTCCCCTTGAGTGTTTCCATCAGCGTGTGAACCGCGTTCGTCGGGTCGTAGAAGTAGTTCACTGCGATAGACGGCGGGGCGGAATAGCCGTTACCGACTCGCTCCCAGTACCGCGTCTGATCGAGCGTCTTGACCTCGAACGTCTCTGCCTCTTCCCCATCAACGCTGAAGTCTTCCAGCGAGGGAATTGCCGTGTAGACGCTGCTGATGTCGATCAGGACTGAGCAGCCCTTTGCCTTCCACTTGGTCGCCATGTCGACTGCCTTTCAGTTGGATCGTTGTTGCTTCTTCGCCCGCAGTTCGGCTCGTGCCAACGCTTTCGCCGCCCGCTTGCGAGCCATTGCGAGCATCTGCGATTGAGACCGTCCGACCGCGTCACGAACGAACGGATTCGCCGTCATGTGGCCTGTCGTCAGTTGCTCTCGAGTCGGATGCTTGATGTAGGCAAACTTGCCGCCGATGGTCTGCCGGTATCGCGTCTTTGTGCCGAGTGCCACTAGGTGAGCGTGCGGCCCGCGAATTGTTCGTGTGCCTTTTTGCTTACCGACGTTCAAGCCGACTTTCGCCCGCACTGAACCGCGTTTGCCCTTGTTGTCCAGCCGCGAATTTACGCCCGCCTTAAGATTGCCAGTCGGTCCGACTGGTGCATCTTTGCGAATCTCTTTCTTCGCGACTGCCAGTTGCCCCCGGATGGCCGCTTTGGCGACGGCGTCTGCCCCCTTGTCGGACAGATGCTTGATTGCCTTTTCGACCTCTGCGACACCCGAGAGAACTTTGCGAGCCATCAGGACGCCTCGACTTCAACCCGCAAGAGGATCGACGCCACGAACGTCCGGCGAGTCCGGATCATCGTCTTGTCAGGCACCTCTTTCTGGCCCATCTCGCACTCCCAGACCTTCACGCGATAATCGGCGGAATCCCACTGATTGACGCGTTGGAAAATCTGGCGTGTCAGTAGCTTTGTCCGGTCGGTCTGCGACTGGTCCGGCGTTATTGTGTCCATCTTGCGACGAACCCAAATTCGGATCAGGTGGCTTGTCCGGTCTTCAATGTCGCACGTCTCCGAGAGTTGCGTCTCAGATTCGCTGACCACATCGACCCGCAAGCCTTCGATATCCTCAATGCCGTCGATGATCTCTTCCGAATAGGTGGCAATGCACGGCAGTTCGTAAGCCTCCCCGCTGTTGATCCGTGAGACCAACGCGGCCATGGCTTCCGTGCTTGGTGCGATTGTCACCATCAGTTAGCGACCTTCTGCGTGTGGATGCGGATCATCGGACCGCTGATGATTCGGTAAGCCTTTTCGCTCACTGGCGAGACAACCTCGAACGCGTCGCCGCCGTAGATGATCCGATCACCAGGCAGCGGATTCGCGTACGGGAATGCGATTGTCTTCCCGATAAAGTCGACTGGCCGCACTTCGATAACCGAACCGTTCCCCGTGTCCATGATCTGCGGAATCAGTGTCGACTTCCGCAGTGTCATGGTCGTAGTCTCGGCACCCCGGACGTACGTTGCCGTACCGCCCGCTTCAGTGAGCAGGTCGTCGACAGCGTCCGAGATATCGGCATCGAAGTCAGTCGGCATTGGTTAGCTCGGCAGAAGTGGGAACGTGTACCACTGCGTCGCGGAACTGGCGATGAACGTGGCAGGGATTGCTCCCGATGCCAAGCTCATCGCGGCACTCGCCGACAGTGCGTTGATCGTCGAACTGGTCTTTGGGTAGACCTTAAGAACGCCTGCCGTGACCCCCTTGACGTGGACCACAAGCCCTGGCACTGCGACCGGCAGAATTACGCCCTTGGTTCCGTCCGCACCGGTGACGACGTTCAACCCTTGTGAGAGCTGAGCAGCATCGGCGGCGGTCGTTCCTGCGGCTGTGATCGCGGCAACTGCGAGCAGATTCGCGTTTGCATTCAGCAACACGTATCCGAAGTCGTCACCCGATCCAGCGGCAGCAGTCGCGAGTCCCATGTAGACCCCGACTCCAAGTTGATTCGCGGCCCCGGAACTGGCATCACCAGAGTCAGGCGTGCCAGTGGCGTCCCAGTGAACCGGTAGACCGACCGTCCATGCGGCGGTCGTCTTCGGAACCCGCTTCACACCTTCGATGGACAACGCCCCGAGAGTGCTGGCGGCGATGTCGTTATCGGCGATGCCGACAATCGGACCGACAACCACCACGGCCCCCGCCGTGACTGCCGAACCGGGAGTATAATCGATGTAGTCATCACCCTTGTGATGGCTGGCTGGCGTCTGAGCCATTGGAATTCTCCAGAGAATTTGCGAGAAGAGGCGGGACGGAAACACTCCGTCCCGCAAGACTCAGTCCGCTTATGAGGCACCCTTGGACTTGATGCCCGCGAGGTATTCCGACTGATCGGCCCCGAAGTCGTGGTAGCCACGGAACTGGATGCCAAGCTGATCGAAGTCCGCGTCAGCCGAATCGATAGTCGGGGTCTGCTGTCCGTTCAGGAATGACACGTCAACCGGAGCCATCATGTCGTTAAACAGGTACCATGCCGTCGCGGAGTAGCCCGAGAAGGACGAGTCCGACAGCTCGGGAGCCACGATCGGCCGGTACTTGTTGACGTGGATATTCGCATCGCTCGCCTTGACCGCGTTGATGTTCGACGCGGCATAAAGCGTGTTGGCGATGTGCTCCAACTCAGGCGGCACCAGCAACTTCGTCGGACTGCCACCCAGCCGCATTCGCGACGTCTCTGGCTGGCCGGTGATGAGCGGCGACGTCCGCTTGCGGAACGCGGTGACACCGAGACCGAGACCGACACCGTCAAGGCCAAGATTGGTCGTGGCCCCTTCGATGTAGTTGGTTCGTGCTGTCGTCCAGAACGTGCCCGCGTTGCTCAGGAACGTGGTCCACACGACGCGGTTCAACTTGCGAGCAGCACCACGACCGAGGCGAGTTCGGATGTCATCGAACGCACCAAGGTCATCATTGATGATCATCTCACGAGTGAGAGCGAACATCTTCGCGTAGGTCTTGGCCGAACGAGTATAGCTCTCCTCGCCGATGGCCCCGTGAGCGATGTGCCCGGTGGCTCCGAGTTGCTCGTACTCCATGTTGTCGAGCAGGCGATAGCTCGTGACCGTCTTGAAGTCGCTGACTGACTTGATAGCCGCGATCTCACGCCAGACGTTCTCTTCTTCCTCGAACCCGTTGCGGAGTTCCTTGTTCGCGACGTTGGACAGAATGCCCGGCGTGGAAGCGGTCGAGAAGTGACCAGCCCGAACCATGCATGACGCCCGCATGACTTCACGCAGATTGCCCGTGTTGATCCGCTCGCCCGGTGCAACGTGCATCCCGTTTTCGGCAGCGGCTTGCAGCAACACTTGCTGAATGCCGATCCGGCCACGATAGAGAGCGTGAGCGGCTTCCAGAATCTCCGGCTTGAAGTCCTTTTCGACCGACTTCTGACCGCGACTAACGCACAGAGCGGCTTCGAGAACCAGCGGCATTTGCTCGCTGGCAATTGCGTTGTTCCCGGTCTTGAAACTGGTGACGCGTGCCCCAGTGGCCTGAATCTGGCTGGCCTTCATGACCTCCAATTCGACCTTGTCGGCAGACCAGTTTTCCTTGATCGCCTTAGCAGCGATCATCGGATGGCCCGACGCCTTAACCATGATCGTGTTGTGCCGCATGAGATTGGCCGAAGCCTCTTCGTTCATACGGTTCAGATGGGCGGTAATGTCCATTGGCTTTGCTCCGGCGGCGACAACCGCAGCAGGGGCCGGAGCCACTGGAGCAGGTGCAGGCGTGGCCGGTGCCGCTTCAACCGGTGCCGTCTGTTCGGCCTCATAGGCCATGGTGATGACTGCGAGCTGATCCGGCGTGAGAGTCGCCACATCGAAGCCCTTCGCCGCTGCCCATTCTTCAAAAGTTGGCACAGCCGATCCTTTCAAAAGTCTCGCCGCTCGTGCCGCGAGATTTACCGAAGTTGTCGCGTCTGCTCCCATCGGGAGGACGGACGTTTCACGGAGGACCGCCCGCCGTGCCACTATCACCGGTCCGGTAAATTGCTGGCCGTTTACTGCCACCGATTCACCTGCCGCGATTTCGATTGCTTCGAGGACCATGGCCCCGATGCTGGCTTGCCATTGTTGGCCGCCGTCTGCTTGTTCGATGACTTGCCGGACCTGCTGACTCGTGCCAGTCACTGGACCGGACAGAATGAGCGAGCGACCGTCATTGACGATTGAATCCGTGCCGCCCAACGTGTTCGCCGTGGTCGCCTCATGGTCGAGGATGATCGGCACTGATCCGCTGGCTTCGAGTCCAGCAAGATCAACGACCACTGGCACTGGGAACCCATCAACCGGCAACTTCCCGCCGGAGTAGGCCAGAATCGAGAACCGTCGCGGCTTTCCGGCAGCAGCTTTCAGGCTGATCGGAGCATTGAGGAATAGCGGCTTTTTCATGCCGTCACCTCCTCGATCTGCTCATCGACGGTCCCATCTTCGGCATCGTCCAACAGCCGTTGAATGCGGTCTGGTGCCATGCCGATAGATTCGAGGGTTGTCTCTGCGAGCGTGCGATTAACCTCACCAGAAGCGTACTGAGCAAGAGTCTTGCTGATTCTCTTCTGGTTGTTCGAGAACGCCCGCTGACCAAGTTCCGTGTATTCGCCTTGCGGCAATGCTGCGGCGGCTTGATGTTGTGCGGGAGTTGTTTCTGTGAACGGTGCGAGCATATCACTGACGTTCGCCACGGGAACCGCAGGGAATGCTGACCGAATCAACGCCATCGCTGTCGCCTTGGGGATAACTCCCGCTGCGACCTGCGAAATAATCTCAACAATGCTCGTGACCTGTGCCCCGTTCATTGCCGTGTCCGCAACTGAAGATGCGGCGGAATCTCCGGTCGATACGCTGACGGTCCCCGCTGCCGGTGCCTCGAAATGCTTCGCGAACAGTGCCCGTTTCCATGTTGATGAATCAACGCCGAAGTCTGCTGCCGACCGTGCCGCGAGGGTTTCGTAATCGACGTTCATCCGAGCCAGTTCGCGACTCGGAGAGCTGATGCCGTTCGTGATCCGCAGCACCGCCGCATTCGCCGTGTCGATGGGATCAACGTCGGGAACCGGTGGCCATGTCCATGAATAGTCGATGTCACCGATTGGCGGCATCCCCGCGAGAACGTCAGCCGCGTGATAGACGCAATCTTCGAGAAACCATTGGAACAGCCGGTCAACGATCATGACCTCAAGGCGGTTCTGCTCTACGACTACTTCCGGCTCCCAGAGTTGCCGGATGTCGCCCTTCATGCTGCTGAAATTGCTGTCCTTACCAGTGCCCGCAAGCAACGCGTAAGGCATGTTCGTGCATCGCCCGAAACTCATCAGGCATTGCCGCTGGAACATCTCATATTGCGGCCCCGGTTGCTTCGGCTCAATCTGGCCGATCTCCCAGCCTTCCGGGAGCGTGGTGAGCATGTTGCGAGCCATTTCGCGTTCGGCGAATGACTCTGCACTTTCCGCTGCCGAGACGGGGACATTCGTCTTCAGGTACATGCTGAAGTTGGCGACGTTTTCCGAGCTATAGAGCGTGGCCAGTTCCTGCCGACGCATGATCGGCAGTTGCTGAAGTGACGGCGTTACACGAGGAATCCCATGCACTTGGCCCGGTCGCTCGGCCCGGAATAGGTGGAGTACCCGATCCGATCTGACCCATTCGCCTTCCGTTGCGGCGACTGATGCCACTCCGCCAGGATGGCTCCGCAGGATGTAGAACTGGAGTTCATTCGTGTCAGCATCGAATCGAATCCCGTCATCGGTGAAACGATCCGCGAGAGCCGAACCGATAAACGGCGTAGTAATCTGGTCCGCTTCGAGTGTCTTCAGGTCGGTCGGTACGCCGTTGCGAGCGTTGTATGACCGCAAGGCAAACACCTCGCCGTCCTTCCAGTAGCTCACGAACATAATCCGCAGTTGGTCGGCAAGATCGACACGCCTCGCCCATTGTCGCCACGCCCTTTCAAGCCGAGCGTTGCCCTCGGTGTTGGCCGTCGAAACTGCCAGCCGAGGGCCATTGCCGATGACATGATTGGCGGCGGTATTCAGAATGCCCGCGTACCAGGAGTTGTTCTCGGCCTCATAGCGTGAGCGTGCCCGAACAACTCGCCGAACTGCGGGAGAAAGTGCCGCCCGCGCCGAAAGGTTATCCGCATTCACCCAGTGATTGCGGTTCTCACTGGTCGTCTGAGCAACATCGAACTTGGCCCGCACCGTCGGCGGACTCTTGACTGGTCGCGACTTTTTACGGCGTGCCATCAGTGCCCCCCCGGAGGAACACACATGGACTGCCGAGACCAGAACGCGGCGAGCGGGTCGGTAGCGTCCGCCACGGCCACGGATCGCAGGTACTTATCCGCCAGAATCTGGTCAGACAAAGACCGACGCCCAACGGTCACGCCGTCATTCGTGACGGTGGCCGCCTTCTCCGCGTCAATCGCGATCTTGTCGGAAAGGTCTGACATGCCCGCGAGTTTGCCCGATTTCGGGAAACACTCAATCGCGGCTTGGCATTAGTGCCATATTGGTAACGGGTTACAGATAATGCCTACTTACCGCCTACTTAATCCGGGAATGAACGGGCGTCATCGGGAACGAACGGGAACGACAAAGATCAGCACGGATCGGAAAACGTCCGCTTTTCTTCGGTCCGAATGATCCGCTCCGATGTCCGGTGAACGTAGCGGCATTCCGGATTCGGGCAGTGTCTCTCGCGATGAATAAACCCCGGCCCAGTCCGAGTGTGAGACACTCGATTGAGACTCGCCCCGCATTTCGGGCAGAGAATACCCTGACCGCCGTTGAAGACTTTATCGGCCACTCCGCTGCCCCCCATGGAATGACTTTCGTGGCTTGGCCGGTTGCTCGCCGGTGAGTGTGCAGCCCAGCATTGAGGCGGCGACGGAATTCCCTACGAGACAGTCCCACCAGTCATTGTCTCGTCCGGGGATCATCTCCCACGCAACGCCCGGCGTTCCGTCGTAGGCGATCTCCTTCGGCTGTTCGCTCGTGAGATGTTCGACCAGTAGCCGGTTCTCGATCTCAGCAGTTCCCGGAAGCAACAGCGATGACGGTGCCCCCGCCGTTGTGAGCAACCGGCGTGCGACGTGTGACCGCCAGACGTTGGCATTGGCTTGGACGTGGACCGGAGTTTCGGATCGCCTCTCAACCCACTGGGAACGCGTGTTGCGGTCCTTGTACTGATCGCCCCATTCGTGTACCGGCTTTCGACCCGGCTTGACGTACGCCCCCTTGTAAGGCCGAATCCGGTGCCGGTCTGCGGACTGCATGATTTGCGATTCAATTCGCGGCTTGTGCTGGCCGTCGGCCCAGTCCTTGAGAATCAGGTCGATGCCCGGCCACTTAGTGAGAAGTCCCGCCTCAAGTTGCTGATGAGCCAAGACGAAACACTCTTCCCACGAAGCCCCCGGAATCAGACCGCTGATCTTGTGTACCAAGTCGGACTTGTAAAACACCTCACGGCCCTGATGCGGCCATGTGCCGTAATCCACGATCCAGCCAGAGAAATCCTTAGCCCACGAGCAGACCATCCACCAGAGAACTTGGTCGGAAGAGTCGATGAACGCCGTCGTGTAGCTCGCTCCTGGTGGAATGTCTCCGCGATTCACCCGAGACAGCCGACCGAGCAGAGTCTGTGCGTCCAGTTTGATTCCGCTCGTGTTTGCCGCCGCGATACCCTCTTGTTGGATTTCGCAGCGGAAGTATTCGTTATCGAGTGCCCAGACCGTCATCAGGGATTGGAGTGCTGTGATCTCGCTTTCTTGCTTGTCGCGTTCCCATGCCACCTTCGCCCCGGCATCCATGACCGCTTGATTCTCAAGGTAAAACCGCTGACCCGCCGCCTTGCCGACTTCGGGAGTCTCCCCCGTGTGCAGGATCGCCCGGTATTGCTCCCAAAGGTCCATGCGGTCAGGCATCCGGATCACGCTCGGATACAAACGCCCGTCCCAGTCGGGATGCTTCTTTCGGTCGAGATACCGCTCCGTGAGACAGTCCTTTCGGCGAACCGTGCAAACCATGATCTCTCTCGGAACTGATCCAAGAGCGAACAGCCCCCCGAAAGTCTTA